GCCCTTGTCCGCGAGGTGCTTGTGCGCCTCCCGGATTGTCCGGGACGCTTCCCGAACCTCGTAGTCCTGCGGTGCAGGCTTACCTTTGCGGGCCATTCGATGGGCCTCCTTGGGGCTGGGCCGGCGGGCCGGGCGGTTCGCCCTTGCCGGCGGTGGAACTCGGGTCCGGGGCCAGCCCGGCGGCCGTCGCCTGCCGTTGCTGGCGGCTCGCGGCGAGATGGGTCAGGGTGTGCTTGAGCAGCTCCATCCTGCTCTCCGTCCGGTACTTCGCGTCCTCGCGACTGTCGTTCTTCGCCTTCTCCGCCTGGACCTCGGTTTGCTGCTGCGCCTGCGCCTGCCCCTGCTTCTGTATCTGCATCATCTGCATCTCCCGCGGCGTGCCTTCGAGCTGGCTCACGTCCACGTCCATCAGCATCGCGAGGTACTTGAAGAGCTTGTCCGGGGGCCAGGTCGAGGTGAGCACCTGGGACATCTGGGGGTTCGCCGAGCAGATTTGGAGGAACTGGAGGAACTCCTGGAGCTTTTGCTTCCGCGCGAGAAGGGAAGTGATCCCGCGGCAGACGAAAGTGACCTGGTAGGCCGCGAATTGCTTCTTCATCTTGAGGAAAGTCTGCATCCACTGCGGGCCGATGGCCTGGGCCATCTCCGTATCCTTCGCGGTGAGGTGCTGGATGCTGGTCTTCCAGAGGAGATCGAGGCACGGTTCGAGGAAGAGGGTCTCGATGTTGCTTGCAATCGCTTTCATATAGGTGGTCGAGTTCCCGTCCACCGTGTTGATCTCGGTCGCCGAGGTACGCGCCTGTGGCGCCGCGTTCCCCAGGGTCATGTCGTTGAAAGCGGCGCCCTCTTGCAGCTCCTTCTTGAGCATCTGCCAGACCTGGAAGGCTTGCGGGTCGAGCGACCCCATATCCACGGCCCGAAGGAACTCCTCCGTCTCAATCCCTTCGATCAGGCGGAACATCGCGTTCGGGTAGATGCCATCTTCGAGCTGCGAGCTGTCCTCCATGTACCCTGGCACCACTGAGAAGACCTTCATCGTGGTCGCCATGATCCCGTCGAGGATCAGGTTGGTCATCTCGTTGAAGGTTCGGGTGAGCTGGGAGAAGTTCTCGGCGTAGCTACGCCCGTAGGGTGCCAGCGGCACAGTGATGATCGGCGCAGCGACCATCCAATCCCGACCGTGGATGAAGGGGTTCTTCTCCGGCCCGCGGATCAGCCACTTGTTGTTCGCGACGATGCAGAGGACGTTCTTCCCGCGGACGTAGCCCTGGTTGTCGATGAGGGTGCAGTAGTACTCGTGGAGCATGACCGGCTTCCGCGTGCTCTGATACCACTGCCCGGTCCCCGTGCGCTTCTCGCGCTCGGCTCGGAACATGGCTTGTGCCGCGGCACCGTCCACCAAAGCACTCTCGCAAGCCTCCCGGTTGAAAAGCGGATCACCGTCATCGTCTTCGAGGTCCATGAGAGCGCGTAGCTCATGCAGGTCCATCTCCTCTCGGTGGATGCGGTAGAGGTTGCGGCCGGTCGGGTCGAACCAGAAGTTGTACGGGTCGACGACCTCGATGCTGGTGTAGCCGCCCTTCCCATCGTCCTTGTACCCGGTCTTCGCGACGGGCATCGAGAGGGCGCCCATCTTCATCGTCTCCTCGAAGAACGCGGCGAAGTCAACGCGCTGTCCGGTCGCGTTCCGGCCGATCCGGCGGAGCACGACGGTCATGAACTTACGGATCACGTAGGCGAGGTCGCCCTCCTGATCGTTGTCCGCGGAGATGGTGAAGAAGTCTGGTTGAGCGACGAGCGCCATCCGCATCGCCGCGGCAAACCGATCAACGTACTGCGGGAACTCGGGCATCACCTCCTTCGCCTGCCAGGGAGCCTTCTTCGAGAAATCCCACCGATTGTAGTAGAGGTCGAGGTGCTGGAGCCACGTGATGTCTCGGGAGCTGGGGCCGGCGAGCCGGGCGTACTCGGCCTCCTGGCGGTAGCCTTCCAGGATGTTGACGATCTCGTCGTCGGTGAGCGCGTCCTCGCTGCTCGGCGCGCCGCCGAGCGCCTTCGGAACGGTCAGCTCGCTCGGCGTGTCCGTCGCCTGCCCGGAGATCGTCGCCGGGAACTTGAGGGCCGGGAGTGCCACGACCGCTTACCCAAAGGCCGAGGCGAGGTAGACGTAGAAGTTGAGCGAGCTGCCGCTACCCCCGCTGGTCTGGAATTGGTAGAGCTGGAAAATCTCGCCGTTCGCGCCGATCAGGGCGCCAGCCTGCGCCGCAGTGAACGTTGAGCCGACCACGAACCAGGTGGTGCCGCCGTCGTTGCTCCCGTAGAGCCCGGTCGTCGGGGTCGAGCCGAAAGTGCCCTGGGCCGTGTAGCTCCCGTAGGCCATCACACCCTGCGCTCGGAAATTCGGCGAGCTGCTGCTGTCCGTGACGCCTAGGATCGTGATGAGCAGCCCGCGGTAGTTATCCCGCGCTTGCTTGATCGTGCCGGTCACTGCCATCAGTGCGTTTCCTTGAACAGCTCGCGCATCTCGCGCGGTATGACGGGCTTGCTTGCGGTCGTCTGCCCACCGAAGAAGGTAGCCGCTTTCGAGGCGACCTGTCTACCAGGCCGGAGCAAGCGGCCCATCGGAAAGAGGCGTGCCGCGCCGTAGCCCATCGCGTCGCCAGGGTGAGAGTGCATATCCTTCACCGGGTCTGGACTGTAGACGCCCGTGGCGCTCTCCCGGAAGTGCCAGCCGCCGCGGAGGGACAGATGCACCTCGCGGGCCCGGCTCCGGTCGACCTGCACGACCGCGCGGCCCTGGAGCGTGCGGCTCAGGACGGCGCGAAGCGGCTCGACGCGCTCGGAAAAGCTCACCGGGCCGGCGCGGAAGGTGCCGCCAAGTTCGGTTCGGATCACCCGGACCGCGGACTGCCGGGACGAGGACTGCTCCCGCATCACACCGTTCGGATCGCCGATATGCCGCCACCGGAACCCGAAGTACCGGGACTGGAGCAGCGGCTTGACCACCTCCGCGATGAGTTCCTGCACCCCGATCCCATCCCCAACGATGCTCTGGAGGATCAGCCAGTGCCCGAGCGGTGTGACCTGGGTGATGATGCAGGTCGGGTTGAGCCCGAAGTCCCAGAGCAGCACCAAATCGGCGCCGCGGACCGGTGCCAGACCGGTGGCGAGGTGGATTTTCTCGTTGAACTGCGGCGTCACCGCGCTGCCGATCTGCTGAAACCCGAACTGACCGTCGATGAAGCGCGAAATCAGGTCGGCGCGGTGCCCGAGTTGCCGGCGGAGGGTTTCGTAGTAGCCGGGAGGGAGGTTTTTCTCGTTCTCAGCCGCTTGAGGCTGCCAAAGAACGAAACCGGGGCTGCCAGGATCGACAAAACGCCGATGTGACCAGTGCGTATCGTCGGAATTGTTGCTCGCGAGCTTCGCGGCGTACCAATTTGCCCCGGATTGGCGCAATCGGGTCAGCGCAAGGTCGAAAACCAGCTCCGGGATGCCGCCGGAACCCTCCGCCGGGGCTACCTCGTCCATCCCGAAGCCTGCAAGCTCCAAGGATTGCAGTTTCGAGGCATCCTTCGGGTCATCCATCCCGAGCCAGATGATCTTCCCTGACGCAATCCCACTCGCCCAGGTCCATTCCTTGTTGCTCTCGTGCCAGGTGCCCATCACGCCGGGTGGGAAGCGCTCGAAAAACGAGGCGAGGGTGGTGCGGCGCAGGTTCTCCCAGGTGTCCCGGATCATCGCCCAGCGGGCGCCGGGGTTGTGGATGGTGTGGTAGAGGCAAGCCCAATTCAGCGCGGTGCTTTTCCCCTCCCCGACCCGAGTGGAGAAGAAGTCCGCCTGCGCCTGGCTCTGGATGAAAGAGCGTTGGGTCTGGTTGGGCTTGAAATCGATGCGGAACTCACCTTCCACGGATCAGCTCCTTTACTGGCACAACGATTGTGAAGTCTCCATCGACCGTCGCCCCGGCTTCCTGGCCCGGCCCGATCGGAAGGTCAGTATTGAAGATCACTGTCATCGCGCTCCCGGACCCCTTGCTGTC